CTACAAAGGCAGGGTTGCTTTCCTTTGCTCCCTTTGCCGCTCCGCTTCCTGTTTTTCTTCCTAACTCTTGCCCTGTTTCTTCTGCCTTGATTGCTGTGTCTGCTGGAACGCTGACGAAACTATCCCAATATTCTGTCTTTGCCGCTGGTTCGAAGTCAAAGATGTAATCTTCTAACGCTTGTAGTTGTGTGCCTGCTCCAATAGCGGCATCACCCATAGCATTTAGACCTGATGAAATGGAAGCACCAGCACCTCTAATGTTTTTTCCGAGACCTTCGAAAGTATCACCAACGATGGGAAGGAAAGCAAAACCTTCTACGAGGGATGCCGCCCAACCAAGCAACTTCTCAATAGTGGGTCCAACCAACTGGGTTGTGCTCTTCGCCCACTTACCCCAAGCAACCAGTTGTGTGCCTAATGCCTTTGCGACAAAGACAATCGCCTTTGTAAGACCCTTCGCCATAACATCTATGGTGATGGTAAGTAGTGGAATGAGTGGTGCTAAAGCAATAGCGAGGAGGTCTGTGAATGCCTTTTGGAGAGGGGCAAGAGCGATTGAGACACCTGCGATTGCCCTGATAAGAGGCACAACAGCGTCAATAACATTCACCAACACTTCTGCGAGCAACTCAATAAACGGAATTGCCGCCTCTACTAATGTTGCCGCCAACTCCAACAACACATCAAGCACGGGTTCTACTGCTCTCCACAAAGCGTCAAACACCTTTGCGAGTGCCTGAATAAGTCGTTGTGCTACTGGGGCGATGCGTGTAACAAACTCACCAAACTTCTCTACGATCGAAGTAAAGACGGGAACAAGTGTGTTTATTGCTGTGGTAAGCACACCACTAATAACATCAGCAAGAATGCCGAAGAGATTTGCGATGGGAGGCAACACCTTTGATATTGCTTCCAACGCAGGAGCAAGTGCCTCTCCCAAGTTCTTACCAAGTTCAGCAAACGTAGGGGTTAGTTCTTCTACGATAGGCAAGAGTGCTGTTGCTAAACCACTAACGATGGGAAGCAAACCCTCACCCAAAGCAGTTTGTAGGTTCTCAAAAGTAGCGGAGAGTGTGCGTTGTGTGTTTGCTAAACCATCTGCGGTGCGTGCGTAGTCGTCAAGAGCAACCGCACCCTGCTCGTAAATCTGGTTTTGTGCTCCAATAATCTTTTGCTGTGCTGTAAGAGTGCCTGAAACCTCTTCACCAGTAGCGGCAAAGTATCCCTGTTTGAGTGTTGCGTCATCAAGGAAGACACCATATTGTCGGAGTGCCTCACTCTCACCACGAAGTCCCTGTTGGATTGCGGAGAGTGCTTGGTCAACATCGGTGTTGTAGAAGGAAGCGAAATCTGCCGCAACCTGCGTCAAACCCGTAGCAAACTCCGCTTGTGCTTGTCCTGCTAAACCTGCCTTGTCTGCGTAAATACCTAATGTGGATGCCGCTGAAAGATAAGCGTTCTCACTCAAACCTGCCGCTCGTGCCGCTTGCTTGGATGCTTCCTCAATAACTCTTGCTTGGTCTCCAAAGACCTGCTGTGTTTTTGCTGATGCTTCTTCCAAGTCGCTTGCGAGGTTGATTGCTTCTTTACCAAACTCCGCAAGTTCTTTCACAGCAAAAGCACCTGCGACAGCAACACCGATGCCTACTGCCGCCTTACCAAAGCGTTTTAGTCCTTTATCAATAGAACCCAGCGACCTCTTCATCTGGTCGGTGTCTGCTAAAAACTTGACTACGACTTTATTAGAACCAGCCATTATCTATTCAACCCCACTTTCTTTATGAGGTTGCCCATCTCTCTGTCTAGTTCTTGTACTGCCCAAGGACCATCTTTCTTTACCGCCTCTTGTAGGTAGGGCTTTGCGGGTTGATTGATGGTTCCGTAGTGGGGGTAGATGGCGTAGTTGGCTTTGGCGTTGCCTGAATACAAATAAACAGAGTTCTTACGCTTGCTCTGTTTGTTAGATGCTTTTAGGGCACCTGTCCTAACAGGTGTGCCTGCGTTTGCGGTAGAGAGAGCACGAGCACCGATGCGAGTAAAGACCGCTTTTAGGTCATCTACTTCAACACCTAGTTTCTCTATTTCTCTTGTGACCTTCCGTAGTCCTACTACCTGAACGCCGTTTGCTCTGTATTTAGCCATTACGTCTGTCGCTCCTCAAAGGCGGTAATGAATGCGTCACGCTCACGGATAGTTAGTTGCCTGTACTCTTCAGGTGTAATCCGCATTGCTAGACAAAACATCGCCATAAATTCTGCCGCCTCCTGTTTTATTTCGCTTTTGGGTCTGCGTCGTCATCTACCAAAAGTGTGTTTATGTCTTCCATCTTCAACTGCTTTGCTTGATGGAGAGTGAATGATGGGTCTTCCTTACGCTTGATGATCCAAGCAAGAGCAACCATCAACTTGCCCTTCTGTGCGTTGCTGTCTGCGAGAGCGGCCAAAGGCAACCCTGCGTAGTTCTCTACTTCTTCCACTTCTCCAAGTGTTAGTTCATTTACATTCATTTGTGTTTCTCCTATTCCTGTAAGTTGGCCCCTCCTACTGGGTGCCCCCCGAAAGGGACACCCAGCGGAATAGGGGTATTTAGTTGTATTACTTCTTTGTTGGTGCTACGAAAGGTGTGTTGCTGTCGCCGTTACGATTTACAACGTCATCCTTGACCTCAAACTCGTAGTCAAAGGTCCAAGCGTCTTCGCCTGCGTCACCACCAACGGAGGGGTAAGCCCCCTCCTTCACTAGGACTGCTCCTGTGAAGTGTGGTTGGTTCTGGGTTGGTGTTTCGTTGCCGTGTGGGGCAAAGACGAATGCGAGTTCGCCACCTACCTTTGCGAGATCCCAGATAAGAGCGTGTAGTGCCTTCTCTGGTGTGTAGTCGGTGCTTTGGAGGGCGGTAATGTTCATTACCCAAACCTCTCCATCAGCGGCACTTGTTCCTACATCGCAAAATGTTTGGGTTCCATCAGTAGCGGTGTTCCCGCTTGGTGATGACTTTTCCAAGACAACAGAAGTAAGGTCGCACTCATAAGCGGTGCCTTCATAGGTAAAGGTAATGCCCTTACCCTTCATTCGTGTTCTAGCCACGATAATCACTTCCTCATAATGTTTTGTCTGCTGTTATTTGTATCTTTGTGCCGAGGAAAGTTCCCCCGTTTATCTCGTAAGCAGAAGGTTGTTCTACTTCGTCAATAAACCAAGTTTCCAAAGCGTCTAATGCCTCAACGATTAGGTTGTCTAAAAGGTTGGTTGCTTCTTGGTTTGTAAGTTTGTCTGCGAGGATGAGCACCTCAAACCTCGTAGTGAAGTCACAAAAAGTAGTTCCTTGACTTACATAAGGACTGCTTGGTGAAATCACATAGCAAGGTAGAGATGGCCTCTCTGGGACAAACTCATAGACCTGAATGTCTTGCTCTGTTGATACGGCATTGAGTTGAAGTTTGATCTCTTCTCTGCTTGCCCTCAAAAAGTTAGACACCCGAAACCACCCAACGATTTAGAAGCGGATAAACGCTCGTCATAGGGTCTTTCGCTACACGCACGGGTGAGGTTCCGTCTAACGATGAAAACTGGGCGATGCCTGATGGGGCATTACGCCTATGGAACAACTCACTACTAACTTGTAGGTAGGCATTATCCAAGATCTCTTCGGGGATCTCTGGGGTACGAATACAATAAGCATTCACAAGCATCTGTGCCTGTGCTAAACACTTCCCACAAAACTCCAAGTCGCTTTGGTTGCCTCCTACATAGTCAAGTAGTTGCTCTGCTGTAGTCATCGTTATTCAGTCCTCTTACGCCATCTCAACCTTTACAATCATCTCTGGGTAAATAACGCCAAAGGCGATGTATCCGTAGATGCTGAACTGGTTGGTGAGATTTGTAATGTCCTCGTCGCTTAGGCGGTAAGGAGCACCACCACTTTCCCAAGTGGTAATAGCGTTGCTGTTTGCGATGTAGAGAGTTCCTGCTGGTAGGGCGGGATCAACTACAACCTCTAAACCAAATAGGTTTGCGGTCATCTGTGTGAGGTTGGAAGAACCAATGTTATTGACTGGTGCTGAACCTCCCACGATGGGGCGACCATCAACGGCAAAGAGTGTTACAAGTGTCTTCCACATATCTGGTGATGCGAGGATGAACTGGGGTCGTCCTGCGGCATTCTGGTAGATGGAAATAGAAGCGTCTGCGACTGCTCCTGTGATGCCTTCTGCGGATGCGGCTACACCATTTAGGACTGCGAGGTCGGTGTTGCCTGTGAGAGTGTCGATGAACATATCGTTAGTGGTCTTGCCGTATGCAATAGACATTGCACGGAAAACCTCTGAAAGATAAGCCACAGATGAACGCTCAATGGTCTGGCGTGAAACGTCAGTCCAGCCACCAATGGTCTTTACTGGTGTGGTCTTGGTCTGTAGAGACAACTTGCCGAATACGAGGGTGTCGCCCTGTGCGGCCTGTGTATCTACATCAAGTGTGTTTGTTAGAACTGCTGGGTAATCAACGTTCAAACCTGCCTCTGGTAGTCCTGCCTTGCGGAAGGAGTTGAGGCTTGGTCGTCCGTGATCTACTAGCAATAGTGCTTCATTTACCCAAGCGTCTCGCCCAATGCTGTCTGGTCCTTCTGGTGAGACAACTGATCCTGCGTAGGCACGGGTCATCTCAACTGCGGCGTCATCGCCACGAACAACTGCCTTGACGAATTCGCCAAATGAGTTGTAAGAAGGAGCAGGAGCAAACACGGGTGCCGCTTCACGGATAGAAGCAACTTCTCTGGTTAGGGTGTCGAGTTCTTCTCGCACCTCAACCATTTCGTTGTTGGTTTCCATAACTTTCTCCAATTTTTCTGTATTAGTTTCCTCACGCACAGAGAGCACATCTGCTTGTGAGTAAGCGGGGAATGAAACCAAAGAAACCTCACGCAAGGAAACTTCCTCACGGACGATTACATCGTCTTCTTTGCGGTCCTTTACTGGTTGAAATCCCACGCTCATTTTGTTTATTACTCCATCGTGGAGAAGCGTTAGTGCTTCATCTCCACGGGGGGTCTTGCTGATTTGTGCCTCAATCAAATAACCTTCATCGGTGTCTTCGCCCCGTAGGACTTTGCCGATTGGTTCTTGGTGAGACCAAAAGAGTTTTACATCGTTGGTGTTGCTAATAGCACCACGCTCAAACTTTTCTTTTACGCCACCTACGGAAATCTCTTGTCCGTAGGGAACAGCGATGCCTGAAACGATGCGTTCTTCTTCATTTTGAGAACGGATCTCAAAAGTTAGTTCATTCATTTGTATCCTCCTGTCCCCTGCTTTGAGGGGTTTGGATTGGTGCTTGTTGGAAGAACTCCCCAACAGGTTCAGGTGAGTAGCCCTCCATAAGCCTTACCTCTGATGGCGTAAGGACTGACTTATCAATCAAAGTCGCATAACTATCTACACGAGTTTTGAGATCGCTTCTCATCAACCCGTCTAAACGGAAAGTTGCCTTCTGCCCTCTGGGTAAGAGGTCTGTAAATGCCTCTTCAATAGAAACGAGGTATTCGCTCAATGTTGTTTGTAGGAAGAGGATGCCTAGGGTCTCTGTCGTGGCGTAAGTTAGTGATGATCCTTCTATTCCTGCCCCAATAAAAATGGGCGGTATTCCAAACAACCGAGCGATTTGTAGTGTTGAGAACTTTTGGTTTTCCAAGAGCATCAAGTCCTCTGGTGTGAGGGAGATGGGTGAGTAGGAAAGCCCTGCTCCTAGGACAGCAAGACCTCTACTCTCCTGTGCTTCATTCCAAGCAGCCCTGTATGCGTCTGCCTGCTCTTGGTTTAGGTATTGGTCAGATGAAAGAACACCTGTGGGGATGCCTCCATTTTCCAAGAAAGAGTTTGAATAGAGAAGTAGTCGCTTTGCGTTCTCTATGTCGTTTGCTCCTGCTTGTAAAGGCCCAACGCCCTTGATGCCCCCAGGAAGCACCATCAGTTTGATGTGCTTGATGTTCTTTTTGTTTACACGCTTCCCGTTGTAGTCATAGGTAATGGGTGCTCCAACTCTGTCCTCTCTATTGACGATTACGTTGCGGGGATTGAGCACTTCAAGGTTTTTGGCTTCCCCATCTTGGTTGCGAGACACCCACCAATAGGCGTTGCCTGTTAGTGCGAGAGATGTAGCAGTTGAGCCCCAAAAGTCATTTGTGTTTTGGTTTATGTCGGGTCGCTTTGCGAGTGGGACTGATAGTTCCTCGTCACCACGCTTTACCAAAAGGGGTAGTTGAGACAGCGTGTTAGAAATGATGCTTACACAGCGATAGACCGCACCAATAGATAGTGCGGTTTCTTGTGTTAGGACTAGATCATTACGGGGTAAGGGCATAACCCCTGCCCCTAAACCTTCGCCAGGACTGGTCCTGGTCTTTGCGTCTTGGTCCTTATTGGACCTTGTGGGAAATCCAAACATCATAATGTCCTATTTGTATTATACATCCTTTTTGTAACGTTTTAGAAAACTTGTGTTGCGTGTGCTTGTTCTGTGAGTTGTAAGTAGCAGGCAAAGATGGTCGCCATTGCTACATCTATTTCCACAGCCGCACTTGGTCTTACTAACTTGTATTCATCACCCTGTTCTTTCCTGCCTACCCTCGCCATTTGGTAATCAAGTAAGTCAAGGTGTTGGTGTTTGATGCGATCAGTCATAACTGCTTCAAAGAAGAGTGGTGGTGCTACAAACTCATCTCTTCTTACAAGTGCTTTTGTTCTGATGCCCTTTTCATTTAGAGCATCCAAGAGTGCTTTGCCCCAATAGGTAGAGATGCCTACCTCTGTGTAGGGCACTTGTTCCAAGACTTTTAGAAGTAATGAAAGTGCCTGCTCATAGGAGGGTTTTACTACACTTGCTATTACTGCTGTGTGTATCTCTTGTTCTACCCGCCACGCTCCTGTGAGCGTGAATGCTCCCCATCCAGGGGCTATGTCGGCACATATCTTCATAGGCTCTGGTGGATAGACACACTCGCCTAGTTGTTTCCATTTACCGAATGGGAGGAAGGGGTTTTCAGCAGTAATAAACCTATTTAGTTTGTATCTAACTGCGTCTGCTTCTGGTAGTACCGCTACTTCTTGGAGTGTGCCCTCCAAAGACATACGACCTTCTGCGAGTGCTGGGTTTGCGGCTTTGAGTGCTTCTGGGTCATCTGTATTACTGCCCTCTGGTGCTTCCCAAA